GATCAATGGGCAGAAAAAAGAGATGACGCTGTAGGCGATATGTCGCGAAAGTTTGTAAGTATGCGTGAAGAATATGCTGACTCTGAATGGGCAGATCAAATTGCTTGTCGTATAGACACCTTTGAGAACTTTGTTTTAATTAAAGGTCGTGCTCCAAACGATCGTTCACAAAGCCCACGTGCTGTTTTAGACCCAGCAGCATGGCAAGCCAAAAATGGTAATCATAAATGTGCAATCAAAGAGTCAGTTAACGAAATGAGTGCCGGAGGAGTTGCAGCAGTAGCAATGCCACTAGGAAACATGCAAAGCAGAAATGGCACTGTAACACCTAAAAAGAAGAAGAAAAAGAAAAACGAAGGTCAGTATGGCGAAATAACACATCAGGATCAAGATGTTACACAGTCCGAAGTATTGGTTAAAGGCATGGGTGTATATAGAATGGATCAACTTGAGCAGCGTATCAAGGATAGATTGCAAAATCTTTCAACACTTATAGATAGAGGCGAGCCTGATCAAGCTGCTAAATTGTTAGCACCAAACAGCGGCACATACAAGTCATTAATTGCTATGATGAATGCATATGCTGAAGCACATGACGATTTAGCATTTGGCGATAACAACTAGCTCTAACTGATAAATAGTATTAGTATACTATTCGGAGCATTATAATGACAAAGAAAATCAAAGAAGGTTTAGCAGATCTTGCCGATCGTGCAGAACGTGATCACGAAGTTCAAATGGCACGTAGCGATCTATACAAGCTAGCCAAATATTCAATAAAATTACACGAAATGCTTAAAAATGTTTCAGAAGCAGAAGGCATTGAGGGATGGCAACAGGCCAAAATTACAAAAGCAGCAGATTACATCAGCAGTGTTTATCATAGTTTAGACTATGAAATGAACATGGAAATGCCAATGGCTGCTGAAAGCGTGAAACCAAAGCGTAGAGCTCCTGTGTTAAGCGAAGAAGAATTTGTTTCTTATAAAGCCAATCTTAGAACTAAACTAGGAGAAAAAGCTGTAAGCAAAGACCAGCGCAGAGCAGCAGCAATTGCACTAAGACATAAAAAAGAAGGCACAAAGCCAGAAGCTGGCACAGCAAGTGCTGATATGATGAGCATGAGTATAGCAGATTTAGAAGATTTTGCTAGCGGCAGCGAAAAAGGTTTACCTCAGTCAGCATGAAAATTAATGAGGTCATAGTAGAAACACAACAGGTTAATGAAGTATTTAGTGGCTTGTTGAAGTTGGCTCCTAGACTTGCTAAAATTTTTGGCAGGAAGCCTAAAGATATTACTCCTAATTATCTTAAAAGGGCAATGCACAAAGTTGAAGGCAGATTAGCAGTCAGAGATTACTATGACCAAATTGATGATTACGATGTAATAGCAAGAGATTATAAAGAATATGTCAAAATGCTAGACGACCCTAACCTTTCGCAGCAACACAGACAAGCTGTAAATTTTATTATTGATGTAGTAGGCGAAAGACGTGCTGCATTACTACCTAATAGAAAAGGAATAAATTAATGGATTATCACGCACTACAACAAAAATTATTTGCACTGGATCCTACAGATCCTAGAGAAGATTTAGCAAAACTTAAAGCACAGGCAGGTGGCAATGCTCCAGCACCGGCACCACAAGTTGACTATATAGCAGAAAGTGCAAGTGTGCCCGAAGGTTCATTACAAATGGATAGAAACTACAGTGTTAATGATTTTGCAGCATTGGCAGGTATAACGCTAAATGAAACACAAAAAACCGGACCTGCAGGTCAAGCAAAAGGCAAGGATCCTATGCCAGCAGCACAACCAGGCAGAACCAAGCATCCATTAAAAGATAAACTTGTAGGCGACAGTATAGCATATGAAGATCAAGAATTAGACGAACTAGGTATAAGAGGTGCAGGCCCTGTATCCTTTGCTGCTATACAAACTCAATTACAAGATCTTATGAACAATTTAAAAACATTAGAAACTGAATATAGAAAACAGATGCAGCAGGCCCAACAGCCTCAACAAAGACAAAATGCGTTTGCTGGCGGCAGTTTTGCACTTGACGATCCAGACTATGCGCAAAGAATAGCTGGGGAATCGATTGACAGTATCAAAGATACACTGTATGCTGCTTTAAATAAAAAAATGGGCGAATAAATGAAACTTGAACAGCTATTACTTGTTGAAAATAATTTAGATCAATTTAGGAACGCTGATCCTGGTTCTGATCGACTAGGACAGAATCTAGGTGCAACCGAGCTTCAAGTTACACAAATAAAACAAGCATTAAAAAGACACAGACTTGCACTAGGCGAAAGACCAGAAGGTAGTTATTGGCAAAGTGAAGAAATGGCGTGGACAGGTGATGAAAGCGGTGTATGGACTGCTGCCCTTTCTCGTGCTATTAGACGTTGGAAAGAAAGTATTGTAAAACAAATAAGAGGTGTTCAACGTGCAAGATCTATAAATGTAGACGAATTTATAAACAACAACGAAGATTTGTTTTATTTGCTTGATGCAGAATTAATACCAGCCAATCAGCAAGGTAGTGGGTTTTTAAGAGTTATACAGGGTAGAGTAGTTGCAGAAATTGCTCGCATGGGTGCAAGAATAGACTTTGCAAACGACATTGTAGTGAAAGATGTTAATCAAATTAATAGTCTTGCTGACATGGTTAACGGTATTGGATACAGTGGTTGGATAGCTATAATAACACCTATACTTAATCAGCGTTTCCCTCCACCTAGAGATAATGCAAGAGTAGCACAAGAACGTGATCAACTTATACAAACAATAAATGTTATCACTGGTGGACCTGGACTTTGGTGGGATAGATTCCGCAGTAATATTTTATCAACTGTAGGCAGAAACTTTGCTGTTGATATACAAGGCGAACGTGTAAAACTTTTACCGCCTTTAGATACAACCACAAGAGCATTTCCTCACAAGCATCTATATCTACATTTTGCAAATATTGCAAGTGAATTGTTAAAAGCAGGGGCGGCGGTTGATGCTGAAAGACAAGAGCAAGGATCACAAGACGATGCAGATAGATATGCAAACGACCCAACAGGCACCGAAACACAGTATATAGCATATGCACGTCAACTGGTTGCAGCATTCAAGAACGATCTACTAGCAGGAATACTTCCAGGAGGAAGAACTTTTGATAGTGATTCCGATATTGTAGAATATGTGTTCCAAAACGGAATACGTGCAGCAGTGGATTATGATAAAATTGCAGAGGCATATGCAAACTTAGAAGATACTGGAGCAAATGCTAATCTAGGTGCAGATTTGGTAGAAAATCTAACCACAGAAGAATATTTTAGAATTGTTAGGATTAAACTTACATATGTAAGACGTATTGCACCTACAGCACTACACACCATGATTAATTTTGCCGGCGAAGAAAATGTTTCTGTAAACATTGGAGGATCAACATATCTTGTTGGAGATCGCTTGCTAGGTGATCGTGTGCAAATAGAACCAGAAGTTAAAGATTGTATTTTAGAAGATGCAATACTAAGACAAGCAATCACAGAAAGCGGCGGCGAAATTCCTAATCTATTTACAAGTATTAGAGATGTTTCTGAAGATACAAAGTTAGCCGCTGCTAATTTGTTTATCAATGCAATTGAAAGCACATATCCAGAATTAGTTCCGTGGTATACTAACCAAGAACCATTTAGTAGAGAAACGTTTGATCTAGGTGGTGCTAGATTGAGAGAAATATTTGAAGAAATAAGTTTACTACTCAATGCCGGTTCAGATCCTGCAATGATAACTCAACGAGTTGTTGATATGTTAGAAGGCGATAGAATATGGTTAGTAGGAGATGGATCAGAAGATAAAAAAGGCAATGCAAATATAACATTCGATGCAAGATACCGAGATGAAGGTTTGGCAAATAGATATCTAGAGGAAACTCCTGACCCAACTGATTTAGATGATGACGATTTAGATTTAATCACAAGAATGGCTGATGATAGAGAAGATATATCATCAGCTGCAATCCAAGAATTGGGTGCAATGCCAAATAGTATTGAATATTATATGGACACAGTATACAGAGGATTTAAACAAGAAATTGGCAAATATCCTGATTTATTCTTTACAGACAATGATAAAAAGCCATTGTCTGATTATCTTACAGACGGCACATATCCAGATGGAAAGTTTGGAGAACTAATAAGAGCATTAAATGACCAAACTGCAATTGCTGCTCCGAGTTTAACAGCACAACTATTTGAAGACAGTATGGAAGGTCGTTGGTGGGAATTATTTGGTGGAACAAATGAAGATCTAATGAAAGCTGTTGTAGATGGTATTAAAAATAGAGAATATTATCTATGGGTAAATGAATTTTATGACGGCAATCTATTTGCAGATGTAAAAGCAGAACAAAGCTGGACAGATACTTTTGCAGACGAACTTGCAGCAAAAATTGGTGAAAGTTTTGCTCAGGATGAAGAATTAGGTGTTCCTGAAGATGTTCGCACAGGTTATCAAGAAGTGTTTGATGCTATTGCCGCAGGTGAAGAAATTACTCAAGAAATGTATGATGGATATATCGATGCCATGGAAGAATACAAAAACAACCCTGTTGGACAACTTGCCGACATGTTGACATTTAACCGACAGGTTGTTAATGTTATAAATGATAACATAGAACAAGTATACGGCAGATATCGCAGCAACAAACAAGATTATCCAGATATAATTAGAGACTTATACGAGTATAATCAAAATTGGTTTGCTGAAGCAAGAGAAAACCTTTTCACATTTAGACCTGCAGAGGAATAATGCATTTAGTAAATCTTTTTCCAGAATTCAACAGCGATGCTTATCTTACCAAGCCTATTGAAAGGAATTTGGTAGAAACACTGCCTTTCAAAGATTTTGACAAAGATGGATACGAAGTGCCAACGCCTTTAGAGCATTTGCATTACGAAGAAAATGGCATCGAGCTCAATAGAGAGATACAATTCCATATTGCTCCGGTTCAAGAATGGTATAGAGATATAGAGCAAAGTGAACATGGACTTGTTTTAGATCATTGTATGCTACTGACACGTTATGCGTTTGCAGGCGCAGCTAGAGATCAAATACAAGAAGTGTGCATAAATCGACCTATACTGCAAAAACTTCTCAACATCAAACCCAAATGGGGCATTGACTTTTCATTAGACTATGTTACACACGATGTAGTAATGGAAGTTATACATATTGAACAAGACTTTGATACAGTAGACGAAGCATATGCTGCAAAACAACGACTAGAAAGCATTATAGACAACACTGACTGGTATGAGGGTGCTATGCAACTTTGGAAACGCAAAGACGAATGGCAAAATTTATCCAGTGATGATCATAGTGATTATAAAGCACAGTTCTTTGGGTGGGAAAGAGCTTTTGATAACAAAAAGGTTTTTAACACTTGACTTTTGGTCCTGATCCAATTATAATATAACAAATAATCAAGGAGTATTGCATGAGCGATAGAGTTTATGGCCCTGACGAAAAGGCCAAACTAGAACGTCTTGTCCGTGAAGGCGTCACAGTATTACAAGAAATTGAAGATCTGCAGGCTGGTTTGAAAGAAACGGTAAAAGCAGTTGCAGAAGAATTAAATGTAAAAACAAGCCTAATTAACAAAGCAATTAAGGTAGCACAAAAACGTGACTGGAGTCGTGTGCAAGACGAGTTTGAAGATTTAGAAACTATTGTTGCAACCACAGGTTACGATAAAGATGCGTAGTGTAATAGATTTTTTCAAGCGTAGTCACGCACTAAATCCACGTTTGTTTTATATAGAAATGGCAAGTGCAATAAGTGTGCTTATTGCCAGCTTTTCTCTTAGTATAAATGCAGCAGATCCGGACATGCGCTGGATATATCCATTTTTCTTTTTTGGAACAGCATGTGGACTATATACTAATTATAAACGTAACCTTGCTTTTCCATTAGTGTTAATGACTGTTTTCTTTTTTAATAACATATACGGCAACGGTGTAGCTTGGGGCTGGTGGTAAGGAGATCAAATGCCATACGTAGACGCATTTTTTGATAGAGACGCTGATATTATCCGTTGTGTAGAACGCAAAGACGGAAAGCGTATGTATAATGAGTATCAAGCAAAATACACATTCTACTATGAAGATCCACGTGGCAAATACAAAAGTATCTTTGGCGATCAACTACAACGTGTAGTATGTAAGAATACAAAAGACTTTCGCAAGGAACTTGCTATCAATAAAGGCAAGAAAATGTTTGAGTCGGATGTAAATCCAATATTCCAGTGTTTGAGTGAAAACTATTTGAACCAAGATGCACCAAAGTTGAACGTGGCGTTTTGGGATATTGAGACTGACTTTGATCCAGACAGAGGCTTTGCTCCAGTAGAAGATCCATTTATGCCAATCACTGCAATCACAGTGCATTTGCAATGGCTGGATATGTTGATCACAGTTGCTATGCCACCCAAAGGTTTGCCATTTGAAGAAGCAGCAGCAATGTGTAAACAACGCTGGGGTGAGCAGTGCATACTGTTTCCAAATACAGAAAAAGGCGAAGGCGATATGCTGGAAGCATTCCTTGACTTGATTGAGGATGCAGATATTCACAGTGGTTGGAACAGTGAAGGATATGATGTTCCATACACTATCAACAGAATACAACGTGTATTAAGCAAGGATGACACAAGACGTTTTTGTTTGTGGGGACAGTTGCCCAAGCGTAGAGAATATGAAAAGTTTGGCAAGATGAGTGAAACATATGACACTATTGGTAGAGTGCATATGGACTATCTCAACTTGTATCGCAAATACACATATGAAGAACGTCACACATATAGACTAGATGCTATTGGTGAAATGGAAGTTGGTGAAAACAAGACAGTGTATGAAGGCACACTTGACCAACTTTACAACAATGACTTTGAAAAGTTTATTGAATACAACAGACAAGACGTTGCACTGCTTGATAAACTAGACAAGAAACTGCGTTTTATCGATCTTGCAAATGAGATTGCACACGACAACACAGTGCTACTACAAACAACAGCAGGAGCAGTTGCAGTTACAGAACAGGCTATTGTTAACGAAGCACACAGACGTGGTATGCAGGTTCCTAACAGAGTGAATCATGAAGGCAATACAGCAGCAGCAGGTGCTTATGTTGCGTTTCCAAAGAAAGGCGTGCATGAATGGATTGGTTCAATGGACTTGAATTCACTGTATCCAAGTATTATTCGTGCAATGAACATGGCGCCAGAAACTATTGTAGGACAAATACGTCCAGAGTTGACAGATGCATTCTTACACGATGCAATGACATTGCAAAAGAAGAGTTTTGCGGGTGCTTGGGAAGGCAAGTTTGCCACACTTGAATATGATGCTGTAATGGAACAGCGCAAAGATGTTGCACTAACACTCGACTTGGAAGATGGCAGCAGTCACGTTTTGAGTGGTGCTGAAATTTACAAACTTATTTTTGACAGCAATCAACCTTGGATGCTCAGTGCTAATGGCACAGTATTTACTACAGAAGTAGAAGGTGTTATTCCAGGTTTGCTAAAACGTTGGTATGCTGAACGTAAAGAATTGCAAGCAAAAATGCGCAAAGCAATTGATGCAGGCAATGAAACGGAAATAGCGTTTTGGGATAAACGACAACTTGTTAAAAAGATTAACTTGAACAGTCTGTATGGTGCTATTTTGAATCCAGGTTGTAGATTCTTTGATAAACGCATTGGACAATCGACCACACTTACAGGCAGGCAGATTGCAAAACACATGGCTGCGGAAGTTAACAAGATTATCACAGGCGAATATGATCACGTAGGCAAAGCAATTATATACGGTGATACAGACTCTGTTTACTTCAGTGCTTATCCTGTGCTAAAAGATGAGATTAAAGCAGGTAGTATTCCTTGGGGTAAAGACAATGTGATTACACTGTATGATCAGTTATGTGAAC